CCTATTTTTACCTTTAAGCTTTTTCCTGATAGCTTACCCAATATACTCAATCAAACACCTCACTCGTTTGAATATTACCAACCCCATGCCCAACTTCCTGTGGCTGCGGTTCTAGCGATTAATGAACAACTTTTTGGAGTAACAGTCCATGTTTGTTTCAACTGCCCGCCTGGTTGATTTGGCTGGTCGCAGTCAAACATCCTGCATCCCGACATAGTTATAATGAAATCATCCGTGCCGCTTGTCCTGAAACATTGCAAATCTATATTCATGTCGCTTCCGTTCAAGAAGAACTTATTATAATAGTCGTATGCTGACCCTGCTGTTGCGTGGAATGTTGCCGTAAATTCGTAATCCCTGTTTCCCCCTATTGGTTCCCCTACGTTTCTTGTTCCGTTCAGGTAGTGCTGTGCATCAAGGTTATTGTTCAAACTCCAACTGAATTCTTTCATTGTATTGACATTACCGTCTATACCCCCACCTGAAATGACAATCTTAAAATCATCCCACTGGTAAGGAATATTTGTTGACGCTGTAACTGGAGTTTTGGCACTTGTATCTAAAGTCCTTGAACCTGCTATGTATTCAATCTCCTGAACCAATTCTTCTGCTTCGTTGCATGATAATGTGTACCTGTTTACCTTTACTCCTGAGTATTCCCTCCTGAAATGTGAACCCGCCACTGCATCCTGTGCATCTTCGTCCTTGTGCTTGTTGGCGAACCAGCCTGTGCCAATTTTCCAAAAGCATACGGTGCCATTGTAATCTCTTGTAGTTTATCTACACGTATAGTCCCTGTGTATTCAGTTGGTCCTAGGAGTATTGTATCTACGTTTCTATTCCCACCGCCTATGTATCGGATGAATTCATAACCTTCTGACTCGTCTGGAGCGTGTGCCCCGTCTTCTGTCATGTACCCGAACCATTGCTGCGTTCCTGTCATCCCTGCTTTGTATGTTCCCCCTTCTGTTGCCCAAGTCATTTGGGTATCTGCACCTAACATAACTTTAGTCATAATCTTTCACCTTTCTTTTTATAACATCCTTTCCAATCGGGCATCGGCACTAAGTGGTCGAATGCTTTATTAGACACTTCGACTGGGACTCCCTTTTTTCCCGTAATGATTTCATTCCCGAAATTAACTCTCCCTTCTTCCATTCTTCCTATATATATTACTTTCATATTATCAACTCGTATAATGACTATATCTAATTCGGGATATTTTCCTGTGTACCCCGTCTATACCTGGCTCGTCTATGTTCCAAGTATTCAAAAGTTTAAAATCATGAAGCCCTATTAAGTGAGTCCCCGATACAGGGCTAGTTCCAAGTTGGTTAGTCCTCACAGTATCATAGAAGTCATTCCAAATCTTATCCCTTCCACTTGCATCGTACCCTATTGTCTTTGAGAATATATCGACTTTGAAAGTCAGGTTTAATTTAGACGCTTCGTTCCCAGCTCCTAATCTTTCATCGGAAATGTTGTCGTCTGTCAGGACTATGAATGGAAACTCTGTTGGTCGTTTTGGATATGCAGTCATTATGAATTTAGAATTAGAACTTCTAGTTGCTGATATTGGGTCTGTGGTTCCACTGGCGATTATACTCCTTAAAGTAAGAATGCTATCACTAAGAATAGATGTACTATTTATCGCCATGATAATTCCTCCGCAATGGACTAATATAAAAATCAAGAAGGTCACTTAAATATTTATCATTTAAGCGAGGCATTTACCTTTGACTGTATGTTAGAAATAATGTCAAATAAAGTCCCCTCAACTGCCGGAATTAGAAATGGTCTTCTCATGAATTGCCCCTCTAGTTCAGGCATTCCCCTTCCCCATGCTGCGTGCATTGCGAACTCTTTTGAAATGTAGAATCCAAATTCCTGAAATGCCCCATAATATACTGGAGTGCCTATTGCAACTACCCCGAACCCCTCCTTTTCTGTGTTTATTGAATCCCTTAAGAAACCCGTATCCACTGGACATAAACTTTTAGCAAGAGGTTCCGTGATATTTTTTACAGAATTGAATAATTCATCATCAGCTACAGCTAAAGCATCCTCGCTTTTATCCAGTTTGCTCAATGCCGCTGAGATGTCAACATTGACTTCTATCATACTCTTTTACTCCTCAAGTAAACTTTTGTATAAACTACATTGGCGTTATTGGGATAAATAGAAATAGCACCGTTTGGTATCGGAGCAACCTTCCAGCTTCCCCCGTCGATGACTACATCGGCTAGTTCGTTTATCTCAAGTCCACTAGGGAAGTATGCTTTCATATCCTGACTCTTGAGCAATCCCATCTCTATGAACTGCCTCTCCTCTCCCCCGTATCTAGTCGACACTGGCATGAAATAACAGGAACCACCCTGGTTAGTTCCCGAAGCAGTTGTAGTTGCGATGTCATCATAACTCCCCGCTACGTAGGAAACCGTGTTATTTTGGACTAAGTATTTTATACCATACTCTCTGGCTGCCTGTGCGAACTTGCTTCCCAATATGCTGTAAAATGACAATAAAATCACCTAATACGTTCTGTTATATTTGAATTTCCTTCCAATCATCTTAATTGATTGATTAGCCTGTTCTAGGCAAAATTCCATTGATTTGCTCTCAGGTGAATCAGTTGCTGCCCCAACGCTGAACTCCCCAACTTTTGTGTTGAAGTTAATGTCTGGGGTTTCGTTGCTCATGAACTGATAAGTATATACGCAACCCATGTTGATTAAGATATTCTTATATCTGTCTGGCACGTCTGTCGTGCTTATAGTCTCTCCAGTGAAGTTCTGAATGTCGTATATTGCGTTGTTGATGTAGGTTGTAATGCTTCCTGCGTCTAACGCACTCGGTATGTTTGGGACTCTCTTTTGTACCTCAACTGCTACACTTCCCGTACTCCATGCCATTTAACCAACCCCACTTACTAATTGCAAAACCAGACTCCCTATAGCTGTCGTTAAAATCAGCCACTGGAACTTCTTCAACCACTCAATATCTGCCTTCATTCTCGATATGTCTGACTGCACCACCCCTAATTCGTCATTTGACTTCGCTATATGGTTCATTATCTTATTCAGGTCTCTCGAACTTATCGTTACCATTCGCTCACCTAGTAATAATAAACCCTTATTTTATTTACAACTTTAGCATTGCCCATTGCACTGCCTAATACTTTCAAAGGTAAATCTCTGCATACGTATTCTGTCCATGCTCCTGACGCACCTGGAACTGCTGTGCTGGTATTGTCCACTATCGGCACTCTTGGATAGTCAATTATATCTGCATTGACATCTCCTTTTGCGAACCAAATCTGCTCGCCTGTTCCGCTTACTAAAAGCCATATAGAACCAGTTGCACTTCCTGCTGAGCTTGAATCATACCAAACCTTGTGTACCCTTCCGTTTATTCCTTCCCCGCCGTAAGTTTCGCTAATAACCCCAGTTGCATTTGCAACCATACTTCCCCCGTCTGCGGGTATATCTACATATTTAATTCTCATTCTTTTTTCACCATCCATGCTTTACGCATCTCTAAATGGAGTAAAAAAGAGGACTAGCAAATTGCCAATCCCCTGTGACATTTACTACATTCATACATTGTCTGATTATCAGACTTGCGGACTAACAATAATTCTCCTCCGCAATGATTACAAATAAGCCTTGCCTCGGCTGGTTTAGTCTCGACCACTTCTGGTTTGACCTCCAACACGGTCTTTGGTATTCCTACTTTAGTGCCCTTCTTGGCACTTCTCAATCTCTTTCTCCTAGCCATTAAATCGCCTATAGACCTCCAACTGCAATCCAATAAAAGTCCTGACTTGCTGCTCCTAATGACCATATCTGAATACTTCCAACACCTATGTTTCCAGTTGTGAAAGTATAGTCTTCATTAGCTGCTTGCTTTGCTGATGTAACGCTAACCGATGGTACTTTTGTAAATGCTGTCGGGAATGTTAACCATACCGTCGAGCCTGCACCCGTTGCTCCTGAACCTGCTTGTATCAATACTTGCTCCTTACTTACTGGTGAACCAATGCTTGCTACTGGAACTTGATAACCAAGTGCCATAGCACTTCCACCTACATAAATGTTTGTCCCTGAAAAGATTAACTGTGTCCCTGATGCCTGGATAAATCCTGTTGCTGATTGTAATGGGTCTGAACCACCAACGATGATTGAGTCTGTCCATAATTCTCCTTGTTTGACTCCTGCTCTTGAACCTCTTCCACTAAATGTCATTCAAATCACCTAACTAGTAGTTATTTTACACATAGCACTTGTTCTAAGTTCTTTACACTTGATTCTCGTGGTTATTACAGCACCTGACATGTCTTTTATCAAGTCATTGTACCTCTCAACAGTCACTGGTCTCTTTTCGGCTATTGCAAATGCGTGGTTTCTGTCTATAACGTAAGCATATAGCGTGTTATAGATATTTCCTGAAACTAAGTGGACTCTCATACCGAAAATAGTTCCGATAAATCCGCTTGACAACATTTCATTTGAACCAAATTTCTGTGCTTCAACGAATGTGTCTATGTTTCTTAAGTCATTTGCAACTTCTGGACCTACTATTAAATCCGTAGCACTGAAATCTGCATCTTCCAAGTATTGCATAGCTCTTGTAATGTTTGCTATGGTTATACTTGCTCCGCCTGTGACTGTGTTTGCGGCAGCGTCTAATACTACCTCGTATAGTTCATTTTCGTTCTCAGCCATCTCTCTTCCTGCATGCTTAATCGCATGAGCAATCAAATCCCATTTCGAGTCTTCCATCATTTCCTTTGTAATTAAAGGTCTGACGGCATACTTTACTGGTTTAAGATTTGTGCTTGTATAGTCAGGTGTATCGAGTGGTATAGCTGCACCTTCTGCAACCCTGAAAACTTTCATACTGTCTTCAGTCACTAGGTCTATATCTAGACTTGAGCCTTGAATTCCTGCTGGTCCAACGTAAATCGCTGCTAAATCTCGCCCTAAAAGTTTCTTTTCAACTGCCTCGACTAAGGTATTGTAAATTGTCCTTGGTATAAGCAATTGACCTTCAGTTCCTGCGTCCCGAGTTAATGGTGTTAAATCTGCTACCATATTCATCTCCTCCTAAAAGTGTAGCCTCGCTACAACATATTTTTCTTCTGCACTAGCTCCTGTTAGAGCTGTTCCAATTCTTAATGTCTCTGAACCCGTGACTTCTCTTGTTAATTCTCCAAAGTAATTCACTGACCCAGTAGCACATAATGCCATTCCTGGTGTTATTCCATTTGAATCAGATTCTACAATGAATGTCCCTCTTGAAACAACACCTATTTCGTTTCCGCTTGTCGCTGTCGTAAGTGCTAATCCAACTACTGTATTGGCTGCTGTTTCGTCGTCTGCTGCTGATTCAACAGTACAAAGTTGAATATCAGTATATGCTAGACTTGATACCCCACTTCCAGTTACTACGTCATCTGATGTTCCTGTTGCACAGACAATAAATCCGCCTGAGATTGTCTCCAATGCTACTCCTGTGAATGAACTGTCGTCATCGCTTACCATCATTAATCTATCGTATGTTGCCATTTACTCCGCCCTCCTCAATTTTCCGTCTGAACTTGGCATAACGTAAAAACTTGCGTTGCCTCCCCCAGCTCCTTCAACAATTAAATTTGTCGCTGTTTCTTTAGTTGTCTCCCCTACTACCGCTTCAGATTTCGCTCCTTCCTCAAGCTTTTTCTTAAGCTCTTTGACTTCCTCTTCAAGTTTCTTAACTCTAGTCTCTTCGGCAATCCTTGCCAACTCTTCTGAAACTTTCTCGGAAACCAATTTGCTAACGTCTACTTTTTCTTCAGCTTTTGGTTCTTCTGGAGCTTCTTCTTCAGCAGGTGTTTCTTCGACCTCTTCGGTCTTTTCTTCCTCTGCCATATTTTCATCCTCCTGTATTAAATTATAACCCTCTGCAATCGCCTTTCCAAAAGACTCTCCCGCTAAAAACGCAGAAGCATTCTCTATTCCAGGTGTCTTCACAAAGGATAATCCTGTAAAGTTAATACCCTGAGCTATATATTTGTCATCTTCTTTCACAAGCTTTGGCACTATAGCTTCAATGCTTACATACTGCCATAACTTATTTCTGACCATCTCCACTGCATCAGGGTGCTTGTGAGTATTAAAAATCCTTGCGAAGTAATTCACATTATTCCCGTCGAATTCCACATTTTCAATCAATCCTATATTATCTTCTGGATTATCATTATGTCCGACGGACAAGTTCTTCCCCCCTAAGGTTGGATATGATTTCTCAAGTTCTTCGACTTTGTAAACGACATTATTCCTACTTGTAGTGGCTGCAATCGCAACTCCCTTGACAAAGGCTTCGTTTACCTTTCCCTGCTTTATGGTTTCCCACACAATAGGCATCATATATTTAATCGGTACATTCTCCCTAATGACTCCATCCAATCCTTCCTTTTCCACTTTCTTCTGGATAGTAGCACAATAAGCCTTCGGGTCTCTTTTGTCTTTATTCTTCCTCACGCAATCAGCGAAGTTTTTATACTCTGCAAATGGAATTTTCACCACCTCCATATATTGGGTTCTTTCTCATATCAACTTTTAATTCTGGATGTAATAATTGATGACATTCAACACAAACTGTTATACCATTATCAATGTCAAAAACTTTACTCTTATCTTCTATCAATGATATGATATGATGAACCATTAAATTTTCATCAGTGTCACACATTTGACACTTATAATCATCTCTTTCTAAAATCTTTCTTCTCCATTCTTTATATTTAGCACAATTTCTTAATCTTTTAATTTCTCTAAAATCTTCCTTATAACGATGATGTTTTTCTCCCCTATAATGTTTTGACTGCCAACTCATAGCACATCCAAAACTACAAAACTTTCTACCTCTTTTAATATCAGAAGGATATAATTCATGAATTTCACCACAGTTAGGACATACTATAGGTTTCTTCCCTCCCTTATCTTTAAACCAATGTTTTTTACCTACAATGTTACCTTCTGCAAACGGCATTAACATCCCCCCCTCTTATGGCCTGATTTCTTTCCCCTATTTCCTATCTTATACATATAACTCCCCTTTCGAGGTCCTCTTTTATTCCTGTCTGCCACTTAATTACCCCCTATATTTATAGTCTCAAAGTGCTGCCTTCTCCTGTGAGTGGCAACTCTTTTTCCTTCAGCATCTAGTTTATCAATATTAGTATCTGACATCCCGCCAGCCCTGCTCCCAAATCCTTGCAGATTTGCATTGGCTACAGTCCCTGTTGTTCCATATTCAGACCAGTTTCCCATCTTAACAACGGACTCCTTGTCGATTGATTCTTTTTTGGAATCGCATCTATGGACTACATCAGGACCAGAATTGGCTGCGTAAAATACTTTTCTGTTACATCTCGGACAAATTATCATCGGCACACTAACTACCCCCTTTCTATAGAACTTGCAAGTTCAAACAACTGGCAGCCATTGCCTATTATTTCTACTATAGAATTAGTATATAAATCTATCATTTTTTAAAGCACCCGCCATTCTGTTCCCTTTATAGTAATCTTTTCATAGTTGGTTACATTTGCAGTCATAGTAAAAGTGCCTGTACCTATTATGGTTATATTGTTACCCCCAACATCTACATTAGAGCTTATCTCACAATCATCTGAACAATCGACTGCCCAATTTCCAGATGTGTATGTGCATGTATCTGCTGTTGTAGTTAGATAACTAAACGGGCTTACACAAGAACTTCCATTCCAATTATTTGAAGTATCGTTGGCATAATAACACCACTTAATCGTTGCTCCTGTTGTTGAATTTACTGTCTTAGTCACGTTAGACCATGTTCCTCCGTCAAATGCAACTGCTGTGTCGTTTTTTAAATCTAAACTATTCCAAGAACATCCTGCGTCAGAACAATTGTCACATAAATCGCTTGTTATATTACCACACCCTCCACATGTTCCATTGTTTTCACATATATTTCCACCAGTACAACCTACCTGAAAATTATCAAAGAAGTATTCCTCATCACTACCTATAAAACCCTCACAATCAAATTGGTATCTAAACCCAGATACAAGATATGCATCTGGTATAGATATGTTAGCAGTTGTTCCATCTGAGAAATCGTCACACTTTACTACTGCACTGTCTCCCCAAGTACTACCACTATCATCAGAAAATAATATATTAACACAATCATCACTTTCCATTGCTCCTCCCTCTTCCATATACATATAAACCCAACCAGTCCCATCAATACAACCACTCATGTCTATATCTGATTGTTTTTCGATTGTTTTTCCATCACACCCATCAAACTCCATACAATCATCGTTGTCATCATTATAACAATTAGTAGAATCACCTTGGTTATATGCTATTCCCCTACCACTACTACCCCAAGTTGCCCAGTCTGTGCTAGAAGACAAATCATCTGTGTCACTAACATCTTCGGAATAACTCCAATCACACTGACTACAATTATTGCATTGAGCTTCTGTTAATAGATTACAAACCAAATTTCCTTGACATAAGGTGTAATTGCTACCATTGTAGAAACTGAATATATAACTATCTAATGTTTGGTCATCTGTCCAATTTAAACTGAATAAAGTAGGTACTCCTGCTATTGTTGTGTTTGTCTGGTTTAGGGAGTAGGTTGGTGGACCTGAATCCTTTGGAGAATAAGTTATAATAAGATGAGGTTCGTTGGAAACCGCTTCACTACTAGAAAACGTATAATAGGCAGACCCAACTCTCCCAACACCATTATCTTCATAATCATTTACATAAACCGAACCACCATCATGTGGGTTATCTGGGTCCTCAAATCTTACAGTTGAATTATCATTACCATCATCTAAGTCAGCCTGAATAACAGAAGATATATTGAAAGAAATCCAAATATCAAGAGAAGGTGTAACATTATAAACAGTAGAAGTAAGATTATCAATAGTTTGTGAATCATAATTACTTGTGGAAATACCTTCAACCCAAGTCTGGTCATCAACCCTCCAAAATCTTACATCATTATCAGGAGGATTATCAGCAGACGATACATAGATGACTAAAGTAGCATCATTAATATTCTGTTCAGAAGGAATAGAAGAAATATTCCATTTAATTTGAGACTGATGATTACCATTAATTGAATCATCTGACTCAACATCAGCCATAATATCAGAAGCAGTCAAAGTAACATCTGGGTCTAACCACAATACTCCATCGACAACATTCTCAGAAATATTACCTATGAGTAATTTATTTTTACTCTCCATATTTAACGTAAAGTGGTTGTCAATCAAATCCCTGTAGTTGATAACAACCTTATCTTTTATGATTATCTCTTTCTCGGTCTTATCCAATACCACATCGTTCCAAGTAAGTCCATTTGAATCGGTCAATTCCAATCCTATGTAATCTAACTTATCCACCATATTGCTTGGTATGTCGCTGAAGTTCAGTCCGTATTTATATCCCCCTATTTGTTGTTGTTTTGGAGTATAGTCTTGGTCTGCTGGACTGTGTAGTTATTTCCATCATGTATAAAGAATGGCTCTAGTTCAATCCAATATCTGTCTGAATAGGAAACCTTGATTTTTCCATTATTGAAAGTGGTCTTTAAAATATCAGTGATATTCCTCCACTCTTTAGTGTTTGGGTCTAGTTCAAATCTAGGTGCAGAGTAGATTGTCTGGATACATTTATCTTTAGTGCAGGTCTCCTCCACGTTTGAAGATACAATCCTGTGTGTTTTCTTGAGTCCAAACCAAACTGGGTCTAAGTCTACGAATCCCCATTTTACATCATCAAGAGGATTAGTCTTATAAGCAATCACCCTTATCCTGTAAGTCCTGCCTTTTCTG